CATTACCCAACTTTCTGAAACAGGAAACGCAAATACGCTGTAAGTTATTGGAAGATTCAATTCCCTAGCTACAAACATTTTCAACTTGAAATTAGGACTAACTATATCTCCTGATGCTATTGACTTTGATATGGAAGTCAGGTCAAATTGTATGAGTGCTCTATTAGCATAAGCATTTGATATAACTTCCGTTCTTTGAACATTTTTGATATTTGCTCCACTTGCTGTGGCATATGTCAATTTTCCAATAAAATTTATTATTGAACCATTAAACACTTCAAACAAAGAACCACTGAAACTTCCAGAAACACTTCCGCTTATTATTCCATAAGCACTTCCTGTAAATGAGGAAAAGCTTCCAGTGAAATTTGATGAAGATATTCCACTTGCTGACAAATGACTTCCCGTTAATGTGCCTTTAAAAAAATCAATAGAAAAACTTACAGGTGTAGTGCTAATTACAGATCCGATTATTGTGCCTCCACCGTAAAAAGAAGCAGTATAAAGAGAACCCGAATATCCATCCACACACAAATTGGATATGTTTCCATTAATTGGATAAATGGTAGTAGGATACACAACTCTTGTGGAGGTCGTTTGTGTACCTACTTTCAATATTTCATCCAACCCAAAGTTGAGAGTGTCAAATCCCAAAGTATTTGTTATGAATGTGTCTTTTTCTGGGAATATTATGTGATGCATAAGTATTTTATAAAGAAACTCTTATAAATTGGCATTTTAAATAATTTTCTATTTCTCTTTGTCGTCTAACATCTTTTTGTTTTAACTTTCCATTAAAATCAAAATGGTGTTTTTCATCCACTTCTAATACAACATTTTTTTCTTTATCATAACCATCCACCCAATACCCCAATTCTTTTATGTAGTATTCGCCGCCATTCATTGCATGTTGAAAATTGTATCCATTATTTTTTCCATATTCTTCAATTATTTTGCATGCGGTAAGATTGAATATTGGAGACAAATCTTTACCATTACACTTAATTTTTTTTATTCTTTCTATATGTGCTAATCTTAAATTTCTACAATGTTCGTCTGACCTAATTCTATTTTTCATTGCTATGGATTTATTTTTTTGATATTCTTCAGAAGAAAATGTTTTTTTCATTTTTTCTTTAATTTCTGGAAACGCCATTGCTTTTTTAATAATATCTGATGATTTCTTTCTTGTTTCTAAATTATGATGTTTACCATACATTCCATTATTTTTACCACTACGAAGAATAGATAATTTTTTTCGGTATTCTGGATTATCTAATAATTTTTTTCTAGTTAAAACACCTTTTTCTACTACTTCTTTTGGTATTTTTCTACCGGTTAAAGTTTTAGATATTTTTCTTTTATGTTCTTCACTTTTTGGTGGTCTTTTTAGTGCAGAGCATTTTTTACAAATATGTAATCGTTTATGTGCGTGTTTAACATTTTCTTTTCCTTTTTCTCCCGTATAACTTATAATTTGGCTACAATTTGGACATTTTCGTTTCCAATTTCCGTTTTCTACCCAAATACCAATCGGAATTGACTTTGAAGATGCACATTTTTTACAATTGCCATTTTTAATAATAGATAACTGAAGAAGTTTTTCGGTTTTATGAAAAATGTCTCCATCACAAGTTTTACATTTTCTAGTATATATCATAAGTTAAATTACAGCTCCCCGAATGTCTTTGTCCAAATATTTGCATTCAAAGATAGACGGGTCTAATGAGGGAAATATTATATCATTCTTAGTTGCTGCTCCTATATCGTACTCGATGGGGGAGTAGTCGCTGCCGTTGGTTGTAAGAGGCGTTAAATTAGTAATTTTTAGAGACACAACACTTTGTACGCCTTCTACTTTAGCTATTTCCAATCTTAAGCTACTTAAATTGATTGCCTGTGAAAACTCCCATTTGTCAATATTAAAAAAGTTCTGTACCGATTCAATAGCATTTGCCAATACATCTTTTCTATTATATCCCTTGAACGTGGTTACAACAAACTCAACTCCTATATTAATTATATATCCATCAACAATGTTTATACCATCTGTTAACATTCTATATTTTCTCAAATATGTTAAAAGATTAGAAACCAAAGCGTCATTTGCTTGTGTAAGATGTTTGTTTTCATCAAAAGACAAAATATACAAATTGACAGCAAAAGGATTGCTTCTATCAAAAGCAATTTTCCTAAAAAAGTTTTCGGTATTTTGATTTTGTACTGTTGCAGTGTTTGTGGTATCAACAGTACCAGTTAATATTTGATTTTGGTTTACATCCAAACTGTTATAAGTTATTACTTGCGCTTTTGCTATGGACCCATATTTTGGTAATAATGAATATACTCTTGCTAAATAATCACTTTGAGTAACAATTCTATTCTGAGCAGCAAAAGACGCAATAGCATTTAATCTTACTTCGTTATCACTTTCTGGTCCAGCGCCACCTACAGTAGCATCTGGATTATTTACTCTCAAAGATGTTTTTACTGTATTTAGAAGAGATGCTTCTTCTGGCAATAATCCTTCGGTTGAGTTATCAACGTTAACACTATCAACATTAATCACAGAATTAGATGGAGAATTAGACTCAAACCCCCCTCCTGTGGTATATGTTATAGTTAATGTGGTATTTGATGGAGCTAATCCATAAGTGTCATTCTTTAAGAAATTGGAAGGATCAAGAGAAAGGTTAAGGTTGGTTATATTAGATAATCCAACCCCTATTTGTTGAGAGCTTAAATTGATAATCTCATCAGCAAACCCGTCTGTTCCTGCTCCAAATTGTAAAAATGTCCTATTGTCGGCGTCAACATTTGCTGTAAATCTTCTTGAGGTTTTTAGATAATTCAAGATATATGGTACAGTTGTTTGGAATTTGGATAACATTCCCTCAAATGAGTCCGTGTTTGGAACATCCGTCAATACCATTTCTTGAGCTAAGAAATCCACTTCATACCATTTGTTGTTATCAGCATCTACCACACTAATAATTTCCAAAACATTACTTTCATCCAAATATAGGTTTAGAAAGGATTGCATATTACCTATTGTAAATGTTTTTGTCGTTATTCTTCCTGAACGTACTTTTGCCTGTTTTTTAAGTAGAAAAAATGTTGGAGCACCTGTAGTATCTCTTTGATATATTGTAGTAGTTCTTGGAGATAAGTCTGTATCTACCGAAAAATTAATAGTCTCAGAAGTTAAAAACGAAGCTCCAACATTATTGGAAACTTGCATATTATCTCTTATATTCAAAGCAAATGTAGTATCAGGAATATAGATACCATCTACCAAAATTGCCGGACAAATTTGGAAAACATCTATTGTTCCTGTTGCTGCTCTTGCTGGTTTTGTTGTATATCCCAGAAACTTTGCCAAAGCTATTATGTTTTTTCTCTCTGTTGTATTGTAAAGAAGGCTTTCCTTGAAAGTGTAATCAGTATAATAAGACAAAACATCGCCTATGTAAGACGCCATTTCAATGAACATCATGCCGGGAGAACTTTCGCTGAAATCTTTGTATGTATTTGGATAGTAATATTTAGCAAAGTTGATAAGACCTTCTCTAAAAGATAAGAAATCTTTATTTAAATATCTAACTTCTTTAGATTGTGGTTGAAATGATTTTTGTGTGGTCGTATTCACGTATTTGTTTTTCTTACATTATTGAGTTATTATTTACAACAACTACTACCGTATCTGTCTGTTTCGTCAAGTTTATGGTAAAGGTAACGGATATTCTTAATACATAAATATCCTTATCAGCTATTATATCCTCATTTGTTAAAAGACTTGCGGTTATATCTTCAACAGTAACGTTTGGTATCCAATTAGAAATATCTTCATTTACTATGTTTATGGCTTGGTCTTTTAATGTGTCTATATTTTGCTCAAAAGACAGATTCCATAATCTGGTACCAAATGTTGGTTGAAATCTTCTTTCTCCGGGTCTCGTATTCAATAAATTGATTATATTACTTTTAACTTGCGTTAAAGTATCAAACGATTGGTCAAAATAACCACTATTACCACCCCTAATTGGTAAAGTTATACCTATCGGCTTTGCTTCTGTTGGATTTACAAACTTGGTGGCCATAAATTATCCAGAAAGTACTTTAGAAGGATCAATGTACCCTCCGCCGCCATTTTTTTGTTCGTCTATTTTCTTCATTATAGCTCTAAAATCTTTCTTGAAAACCTTTTTTAGAGCGTCTGGAATTCCAGATCCACCATCCAATACTGACGGCTGATTCATAGGTTGTGGAGATTGTGCTACCATTTGTTTTAGAAACTCCATATTGGAAGATGGTTTTTCTTTAATCCCTATATCTTCTCCTTGTCCGACTTTATCAAATCCGCCATCCATCAATTCAGCCAATCCAGTTACCATATCTGCTGTTTTTGGAAGTGGTTTGAAGTGTCTGGTGGTTTCCGCTAATACAGAATTGAGTTTTGGATTTTTGGTATTAATAATTGTTGAATGTTCCACTTCTTCTACAATAGTAGGAGAGTTGTTATTGGCTTTTATCTCTTTTACCATTTCAACTAACACCTTACCCATAGCTTTATTCACTTCATCAGCTACTACTTTTTTAACTTCTTCTCTAATCAAATGTTTTAGAGCTTTTTTTAATTCATCTATTTTCATATTAAAATACATTCTGTCTAGTACTTCTACCACTCCAACCTCCCGGAACACCATTTCCAGAAGATACTTCTATTTTAACAGGAGGAACCCCGTTATTAATAGAACCTCCGTCTTGCCCTTTTGACAGGCCGCCGCCGACGACAAATACTCTTCTACTCAAACATTCGTGTAATCTGTCTCTTAATACTATCAATTTAGCCCACTGTACCATAGTTTGTGTCTGTAATGGGTCTGGCTGACCTACTGTACCACCCTGTGCGTCTGGATGGGTATGTTTATACCAATGAGTATGCTCTAAAAATATATTACACAATTCATATAGCCAATTCACAGTCATTTGTCCTAATAAAACAGGTTCTACTGTCTGGTCGTATTCTCCTAAATAAATAGCCGGGGAATTCAGTACAGTTTTGTTATTTGTTGTAAATACTATCTGGTCATGGGCATCTACCGTATATTCATCGTCGGTTACAAAAGCCATTCTTTTTTTAGAATATTGAAACATTTCGTTTCTTCTGGCAGAAATAATAATTCTGTCACTATTAACTACAATTTGATCGCCCATCAACTTAGGTTTAACAAATAACGTAGTTCCATTAAACGATGGTTGTTCTTCTGAACCATCTCCCCACATTTTTTTCAAACAAGTGGTTTTAAACTTACTCTCAGTTAAACCTGATGTTAAATGTATGGAACTACCGTCATTATTAATATCTTCTGTCAAATAACCACCAACGTTCTTTTCATCTATCTTGGATTTATCCAATGGTCTTTGACGATTTCTAATAAGAATCATTGGATTGCCACCACCAGCTTCAGGTTTTTCTGGAAATGCTGGATTCAATATTCCATTTCCTTTATAATCCGCATATTCAGGAGAACTTTTATCATTATTTCTATCATCATCATAAGAACCAAATCTTATGGATTGTCCAAATCTACTCTCAAAGATTAAATCACCTTCTCTTCTTTTAAGAGAACGAATTCTTGGATTATAAAAGAAATACCTACCTAATACCCCAACATATCCGTTGCTTCCTATTGAGTTTAACTTTGATGGTGGGCCAGCATATGGTTTTTTTGGTTCTGTTAAAGTTTCCACTAATTCTCTATTTCCCAAAAGTAATGGACTTCTATCCAATC